GCAGCTTTTTCTTTGGTCGATAACTAACTAATGAACTTCGCACTCGACCTCAACACGCTGCTCTCAAGCGGCATCCTTGCACTCACGATCTGGACTCTGAAGACCGTGGTGGCCCTCGACCGCAAGCAGGCGGCGGCGGAGGAAAAGCACACGGCTATCGTGGCACGCACGGGCGACCACCATGACCGCATAAGCCGGGTAGAGCACAAGGTGGGGCACCTCGAAGTCGGCGTGGCCAAGCTGCAATCACGGGAGTAATTATATGGGCAAGCCCGACATCAATCTCCTCTCGTTCGCGCACCAGCGCCCGCTCGGCACGCATCACGTCGGCGACCTGACGCCCAGCTCGTTCCACTCGGACACGCTGAAGATCAGCGATTGCGCGGACGGGATGATCCTGGCCGGGCACGTCATCGGCGGAAAAGAAGACGCCAACGATTGCAATAATCACTGCTCAAACGTCGTCATGCAGGCGGACTGTTGGGAAATCCGGGGCAAGTACGGGTTCACGATCAAGGGCGGGAGTTCGAACATCACACTTATTGGCCTAGTGCGCGGCCACGGCTCTGTGGTGGACGTGGACCTTGGCAACATCAGCGACCAGAGCGACGACATCACCGGGCCTGTATCGCTGCAACTGGCGCACGAGCTGGGCTCGCAAGAGCCGATCACCGTCCGCGTCCTCGGCGCAACGAACCCGATCATCCTCAACCCCGAGCAGGCCTATAAAGTCATCTTTGCGATCCCCGGCCCGTTTCGCTCCTTTTTTCTGAAAGCGTACAAGTTCCTCAAAAAGCTAGGACTCCCAATATGAAAATCACCGACATCCTTAAATCGAAAACTATTTGGGGCGTACTTATCGCCGCCATTCCCACCCTGCTCGGCTTCTTCGGGCTTCAGGTTGGAGACATCGGCGTGTTCACCGACCTTGCCAATAACGCCGTGGATTCCCTCGTCACCCTCGCCGGCAGCGCGCTGGCCGTCTATGGCCGCATCGTGGCCGTCAAAGGGCTCATCACCAAGTGAGCGCGATCACGGCTATATTTGCCGCGCTCGCCGCCTACCTTCAGATCAAACTCATCACCGCCCGCTATGATCTACAACGCCGAATCGAGAGCGATGTCCGCAACGCCGAGGAACGCATTGACCAGCTTCGCGCTCGTGGCGGGCCTGCTGACCAGCTTGCTGCTGACCGGCTGCGTGAGCAGATCATCCGGGCCAACGGCGTCGTTGCAAATCTACCAGCCGCCAGTCCTTCGCCTCACGGCGGGGACGGTGGTAGCAACTCGTGACGGCGTTTACACAGTGCCGCTTGACGAAACGTGGCACAGCAATCAGCGGTTCGTGAAGGTCGAGAACGAGGCGGTGAACCTCGCGGCGGCGCTCGCGCAAGAACGGGCAAGGGCCGGCAGGTAGTTCTACGTTTTTTAACCGTGCCGAACTTGACGGAAAATCCACCTATGATCACTCGATATTCATGGCGAACAACGACTCGGCAAGCCGCGATTCTCAAATGAGCGACCACCCGCGGAAGACGCGCAATTGCAGGAAATGCAACCTATCGACCGGCCTGAACGCGGGGCCTTGGTGGGTAGGCAATGGATACGTCTACGCTCGCCGCGGGTACTGCCCCGGCACCGATCGATAACGCGACGCCAGTACCGGCGCCCGCTACCCCTGTAGTTGCCACCGCTCCTGCCACTGCGCGAGACATTGTCGGGGCATTGACCAGCGCAGAACGACAACTACTCGGCCGCGGGCAGAAGAGCCTCAAGGAGATTATTGAAGCGCGTCCGGCCCCGAAGGGTGCGGCGCCCTCAACTGCAGCGCCGGTTCCTCTGGTTGCTGCTCCAGCGGATCCAGTAGCCGACACGCCAGCGGCCCAAGAGGCTGCGGCCACGCCTGAGGAGAACGACGACGATGGCGACGACCTGAAGAAAATGCGGGTCACGCCGAACGACTTTCAGGAGCGCGAGGTAATACGCCTGATGAAGGCCAAGCGCGATGCGCAGGGCAATGTCATCGAGGCCGGGCTTGGCTTGCTGCAGGCGTGTTCGAAGGTGTACGGCGCCACTACGCCGGCAGCGGCCGCTACTCCAGGGACGCCCCCAGTTAAGGCCGAGCCCGCTGCGGATGCAGGACTGCAGGGCCTCGACTCGCAGCTCGCGACATTGGGCGAGAGTCTCACGAACCTTGCCAAGGACCGGGATGCCGCGCGGGAGGACGTCGACAACAAGAAAGCCGACGAGCTCTCCGACCAGATTGCGGACATCCGGGCCGACCTGAAACTGCTGAACCACGAACGCGAAGGCTACATTCGCAATCGCGATGCCCAAGCCGCGCATTCGGTCGAGCAGCAAGTAACCTTTTCGCGCGATCGCGCATTCGACCAGTATCCAGAATTGAAAGTCGCGGATGGCATGTCCCGGCTGGCTCTCGATGGCTACGTCGGCGCGGCGCTCAACGATCCCAACCGTGCACGGTTCTTCGCGGATCCGACGTGGCCTGAAAAGATCACGCAGGAATTCGCGACGAGGCACGGGCTGAAGAAAGCAGGCAGCGCGGCGACTACGCCCGTTGCTGCGCCGACGACGGCCACCAAAGCCGCACCTTCGACAACGCTCACGCCCGCGCTTCGGCCAAAGCCGCAGCAAGTGCCAGGCGCCAAACTCGTATCGGGAGCCGACGGAACACCGTCCTCGGCGCCGGCTGCGAAGACATTGGAAGACTTACGTGCAGCAATCCCGGGCATGAGCTCGGCGCAACGTCGCGAACTGTTCCGCCGCATCTCGGCAAAAGCAGGCACGCGATAAGTCAGCAATCTCACTTAATTAACCATTAATTACAATGGCCTTTGATATTTCCGAAGTTCTTCATTACGACGCTTTAATCGCCAGCGACCCGCAGTTGATGCGTCAACTGTGGAGCGAACTGGTTTCCGCGGACTCCCGTGACTCTAACCCGATGAAGGATTTCATCGGCACCGAAGAGTCGGGCAAGCCTATCTGTGAAAAGACCGAGCTCGGTGCGGGCGGGTCTCAGAAAGTCACCTTCACGTCCATGGCGCCTATCGGCGGCAGGGGGGTAATTGGTGGCGCAGAGCTCAAGAGCAAGACGGCGAAGCCCGTGCATGGCACCTGGGGCGTCACCGTGGACATGCGCCGGTTTGCCATCTCGGAGGATCAACTCGTCGAACTGCTTCGGTTCAACCAAGGCAAGTCGCGCGAGTCGGTCCTGTACGAGCTATGCAAGCAGTGGTGGGGCATGATGGAGGCGGACGACATCCAGATCACGTTCCGCGACAAGGCGCTGTTCGCGACGGACCAGCCGAATGTATACCGCATCGGTGGCGGCGCGACATCGAACGACATCAACCTCAACAACACGTTCGATACCGGCACCATTGAGGAGTCGACCGAGCAGCTCGTTGGATTGGGCGCGATGCCGCTTGGCCTGTCGATGGACGAAGCTGGCAGCGAAGTGCCGGAGTTCGTCACGTTTGGCCCGCGTCGCTTCCTTCGATCCCTTGAGGACGAACAGAAGTTCCGCGAGGCCGTGCTGCACGCTCAGGCGCGAGGCGGAGAGAATTTCCACTGGACGGGTAAGTACCCGCGCTGGAAGGAAAGTCTTATTCACCGGCACGCGATCAAGTTCGACTCCGGCAATAAGCGCCAGGGCTCGCCGCTTCTCCCGATCGCGTTCTTGGGTGCGGCACTCGCCGACGCGACGCCTACGACTGTCACGGGCGGAGGCGCACACAACACCGCAGGGGCGCTGACGGACACGATTCTGTACGACTACTTCTCGGCGTTCCGGGGTAACTACTGGAAGACCTTTTCCGCGGAGGTCGCGCCGACGGACAACAACACGTACTACGCGCTGATCTATAACGTGTCCGGTGCAGACCGCGGCAAGTACGAGATCGTGTCGTATGTGACTGCTGGCAACAACGGCAACCGGCTCACGGTCACTCGTGCGGTCAACGCTGACGGCCAGCTTACGGCCCTCACTGCCGCGTCGAAGTACACGAACGCTCACCCGAGCGGCTCGTGGATCATTCCGTGCAATAAGTGGGGCGTGCCGCTCGGTTACGCCTTGGTCATGGGTGCCGAGGCTCTCGCGCTCGCCAAGGGCGCAATTGATGCAGACCCAATCGAATGGCAGGACGACTTCGTCTCGAAGACCTCCGGCAAGGCGCATATCAACTCGAGCGGCATCCAAGGGATCCGCGGGTATGCTCCGAAAGAGGATTCCATCGGGCGCTACCCGAACTTCCTCGTGGTCGAGGGTGCGCTCGATTACGGGCTACCCTTGGTTGCTCTCAAATAAGGGCCCGACCGAGTAGGTAATTTGCGAGCCCCGTTCGGATAAACACCGGACGGGGCTTTTCTTCACGATAGGTTTTACCCCTGAATTTCTCAGACATGGACTCTCTCACGATCAAGCTGCTCAACGAACGCCGTGCCAATAGTGTCCGGCGGAAGATCGAAGGTTACTCTGGCACGGTGTATCCGTTCCTGTGGAACGACGAGCACGCGGCTTACATTTTCACGACCTCCAAGCAGGCCGAGGCCGACGACCTTTTCAAAGCGCAGGGGCGCACGATGGGGTGCTACTTCGCGCCCGTCGTCACAATCAAGCAGTCTGCTCCGCTCTCGGAGGCTGTCGTCCTTGCGATGCTTGAGCGCGGTCTATCTCTGCCGCGGGACCCGGACGATAACGAGCAAGTGGCGCTGGTGCTTATTGCAGCGTACGACAAGGGCGCTCTCTCGGTTGAGCCCGCTCTCGAAACTCCAAATTCAACGAAGAAAAAGCAGGCCGTGAAAGTTCCAGCCTGATTCCGCAACTCGCTCATTTAATGCCATGACTACATTTACAAAATCCCGCAAGCCGTCCAACTCGGAGATCATCACAACAGCGGCGCTGATCGCGATGAAGGCGGGCGATTCACTCTACATTCAGAACCTTGGCACGAACCCGCTTTTCGTGAACCGTGGGACCGGCGCGTCGAGTTCGCTCTTTAACTACGTCCTTAGCGCGTCAACCGTCGCGGACAATGGCACGGGAGGCGTGATCACCATCGCCGATTTCGTGGGCGATGTGAGCTTCGCCGGTACGGCGGTGCGATACATGGCATGGAAGAGATAGCTTAAAACGCCATGGGTAAAACATTCAGCGACCTCCGCAACGCGCTCGCCGGTGCCCTTGGTTTCGACGAGTACAGTGACCTCACCAGTCGCGATGGACTCGACGTGGACACGATCGTCAACGCGGCCTATCTCGACTGCTACGCCTCCAGGGATGGGCGCCGGCCAGCGTGGGCGATCAAGTATTGGTCCGACATCGTACTCGCGCCGGAGGCGGCTACGCTGGGGCTCACGAACGGCAGTACGGCGGTAACAGGCCACACCTTCACGGCGAAGTACCTCGGCAGCTTCGTTCAGATCGGCGCGACCTTCTATCGCATCGGCAGCACGACGACGTTGACGCAGCCGTGGTCTGGCGTGACTGGGAGTTATTCCGCGACCGTGTATTCCAACGCGGTTGCGCTTCCAGGATCCGGGGTGACGATTCGCGAGAGGCCTTCGCTACTTGGCATTGGGCCGCTTCTCCCGCTGCCGTTCCCGGAGGACGAGGTATCGCTCCGCAGTTCACCAGCGTTCGACTTTTATCCCAAGGCGGGACGCGGACCGGTTGCGCACTCTCGTCCGCGCTTCGATCCGAGTTTGATTACCGACGTGGGCGACCCGCGGTATTACCATGTGGATAGCGCGGCCACTGGATCCACCTTCGCCACCGGGTCGCGGCTTCACCTGTATCCGCTGCCGGGCGCCGCATTCACGATCGAGGCCAGGCTCAATGTCCTTCCAGTGCCGCTGGCTGCTGCGGACGACGAACCCGTGCTCCCGCATGACGACGTGGACATTGCAGGCGCGATTCTCGAACCGCTCATGTTTGAGCGCCTGCTCAAGCACCCGCTCGGCCGTCGCTATGCCGGGAATAACGTCTCCGCCATCTTTGCCGCGGGGAATGACGCCCGGGCGCAACTGAACACTTTCCGCAGCGTGCAACCGTCGGGCCCTAAACAATTCCGCCCGGCCTGCGGGTGGTAACTGCTCATGTCTCTCGACACGCTTCTTGGTCGACCGTTCATCGACAAGACCCCGAGCGGTCTTCGGAGAATCACGCGCATTCGCGAGTTGGACCCGGATGCGGCGAAGCTCGCCAACATCGAGACGAGTGCGTTTCTCGCCTACGGGACTGCCGATAAGGAGTTCACGACGGCGCTCCTCACTGAGCAGCGCATTGAGAAGACATCCGAGCGGGGGGCGACATCCCGACTCGTGCAGGTGTATCAGGAGTTGGCGGATAACGCGCTCACGGCCACCACCGAGGTTGTCGAGACGACGACATTTGACGGCCGGCGGGTTACGCGCACGACCCACCTTTGCAAATCGAGTCAGGCGGCATCGCTTCGTCCGGCCATCGGAAGCGGCTCCCCTGTAGTATTCCAGGTTGAGGTGCAGAAGGTTGGTCCGGTGGCGACGGTGGGCGTCTTCGCAATCGAACTCACGGACCTTGGGTTTATCCTCTCGCAGCAGGATCAAGAGTCGAACAACGGGAAGCTCCTGACCCGCACGATTCGAACGATTGGCTCAGCGCCAGCGACGCCCGTCGGATATGTGCTGGCCGCGTACGCTACTCAGAACACGGACGGCTACACGGTTTACAGCTCCACGTTCGCGAAGGGCGACGGGGAAATCTCACGAAGCCGCGACCTGCGATTCAACGGGATGCTCGAGCGCATCACGATTCGGCATCTGACGGCGTCAAGTGTCAGCGCGCAGCCGACGACGGATCCACTCACAGGCGGGATCCTGACATCGGAAGACCGCAGCGACCAAGACGGTTATCGTGTCTGGACGGTGACATGGTCGAAGGCGAGCGGCACGGCTCTGATTCGGGACGACGTTGAGACCAAGCACAACGGGAAGCTGAAGATTTACCGGCGGTCGCGCTTCAATGCGGCGCCAGCAGCTCCATCTGCAACCATTGGCGGCACCGTAGTTGAAATCTCCAGCGGGACGCGGCTCGAGGACGGGTTTACAGTTTACGATTACGCCTGGGCGGAAGGACGCGGGCGAATTGAGATCGAGACGGAGACGCGGTACAGCGGCGCCTTGGACTTGGTCACGGTCCGTTACTTCGAAGTGGACGACGGCGCCTTGCCTGCCGGTGTTGTCACGAGCACACGCATTTCCAAACAAGACGGGCTCGACCTCACCACCAAGGTTTACGCAGATGGCTCCGGCCTGATTTCTGATTCTCGAGATCCGGCCAACAACGGGCGCCTCATCATCTACCGTCGGGACCAGTTGGGTTCCGCGCCAACGGCACCGAGTGCCACGATCGGCGGCACGGTTATCGAGATCGACTCGTCCGAGCGCATCTCCGACGGGTACACGGTCTATTCGAAGACATGGGCTGAAGGAATCGGCATTGTGTCCAAAGGCACGCAGCCGCGGGACGACGGGCTTATGCTCGCAGCGTGGACGATCTTCGGGGCACCGGGCGCCGCTTGGGCGACAACCCTTGCGGCAGTTGGCGGAGGACCGGCTGGAGTCCTGCACAAGCTCGATTACGACGAACTCGACGGGGTGATTCGCTGGCAGCCCATCTGGATTCAGAATACCGCGGGAGCGAGTCCGCTGGTCGGCACGACGGTTGCCGGATTTGAGATGCTGAGTGCGGGGAATACCGATTACGGCGCTGTGCCAACAGTCACGATTTCAGGGGGAGGCGGAAGCGGCGCCACGGCTACGGCGGTTCTCTCGGGAGGAACGACGGGGTATATCACGAGCCTGACCCTGACAGACCCTGGGAGCGGGTATATCTCGACTCCGCAGGTGACGATCGCGCCGGACAATTCAGACACCCCGGTCTTCATTGCCATCCTGACCGGCGTGGCTGTCACTCGGGAGCGATTTGTTCAATTCACGTATCCAGGCAGGGCCCAAGCGGTGAACATCGCGCACCCGGACGTGGCGAATTCGCATGCTCTCGACATCCACCTCTCGCCGCCAATCGATGCGACGTTGATCGGGATTGAGGAGATCAACTACCGGGCGGACAGCAGTATCGGAGACCTGACGCACCCGCTTTGGAACCCCCTTGAGTGGGCCACGGTGTTCGCGCAGTACCGGAACCTCGACAGCAATCTAACGCCGGTTTCGCGAGTGGAAGGCCTCCGCGGGTATCGGGCAATGGGCGGAGTCTCGGCAATTAGCCAGGTGCACACGGTAGGTCATTTGATTTCGGTTATGGGTTCGGTCGTTGGCTACGCGGTCAGCTCGGCGGCTTACCTGAAGGTGTTCGGAGGGCCAGACGCTCCGGACGATCGCACTTTCACGCTTCAAGCGGACACGGATCTTGCGTTCCTCGGGCACGACGGGACGAAGTATTTTAGGCGCCGGGTGATCTACGCGACCATCCCCACACAGAATGCGATTCCAACGATGACCAGCGTCGTGATGATTGCGACCGGGATCACGAGCATTGCGACCCTGAAGGCGGTTGTGACTGCGGGCGCCCCCGGGGTCATCGGCGGACGAACGAACGAGTTTCGCTATTCGTGGATTCAGGGCGGGCTCGTGTTCTACAAGTACGCGCGGCCAACGCTTCGGTCCGGCGCCCTCGCAGCCGATACGACGTGGGGTATCCGGCCGACAGACTACGACGCGGGCACTCCCAAGTATTGGCATCTCGTCTAACCCATGGACGCCGACTCACTCAGAAACGCGCTGCGAAAACGCGAAGAAGGCCGCGGGTTGAAGAACTCCGAGATCACGGCACTGCGGCAGTTTGACCGCGCGGAAATCTTCTCGTCGAAACCACGCAAGGAGCCGGCGCGTATCAGCGAGTCGGACACGCGGACGACGCTGACGGCGGGGAAGGATACGCTCTGGCAGGAGTCGCAAGAAAGCTCAAGTCCGGGCGGCGGCGGATACACCGAAGGCGCTGCGGTCGACGTCGTGCAGGGCAGCGATAGCAAGCTCGTCAAGGTCGTGACCCACTCGACGTCGACGACGCCGACGGCGTTTCCCGTGATTTTGAAAACGATTGCGAGTGGCGTGACGTGCCTGATGGACGGCGGCGGGATCGCGGTCGAAAACGCCAGTATGGATTTTTACGTAAACCCGGCGGGCCAGACAGCGGGAATTTACACGGCAACGCAGTCAATTGAAATGGACCTGTCAGGAATAGGTAACTTTCGGATAGTAAGGACCGACGAAACGCTCTCGGTTCGTGAGTTCTACGGGTGCAACAGCGGGGTTCCTGGAAATTATTTGGTTGTTGCATCAGCATTTTACTAATATGCCAGCCGCAACCGCGTGGTCCTATAAGCAGAGGTTTTCTCCCGACGGGCATTGCGTAATTAGCAGCACGACCGCCCAGCTCGACGCCCTTTCGTGCGCCCGCTACGAGGATACGCTTACCGTTATCATGCGGCTCTGGTGGCTGTCCCACACCTTCAGTGTGACCTATGCTTCGGTTACCGTCACAACGCTCGGTTGCATGAAAGGCACGGATGGAGGCCCCTCCAATTATTGGACAGCCACTCCGATTGTTCCGCGCGACCGGGTGTGCATAAGCTACGACCCAAACACATCGCGGCTAGGCGAGGAAGGTCCGGCTTTCGTAACGGCTGAGGCGGACAGGTGGTACACATCCGAAGGCCCGAGCGTTCTGTTTTGGTTTCGCGGGGTGCGCTACAACACCACAACATCATTATACGCACTGCTAATAGGCTGGTATATCGGCGGAGGTCCAGACGGCGTATACGCAACCGGCGACGAACGAAGCGCAGACCCCAACCTTGGCACGTACAGCGCGAACGCAGGCTCGTTCACGTTCTTGGGCGTCACTCAGCCGGCAGGCCTAAAGCAGACAGCCAAAGGCAACGCCACACTCGTTATCGAATCTCCTACCTATTATACAGTTTGACCGGCGCCCGTTCCCTGAGCTGGCTCACCACCGAGAAATGCCCCCTTGGCAAATGGCCCGAGTTGGCGCCTAACGAAAAGCAACCTATCCCACCCGCATCCTAACCGCGGTACGCCTCCTGTATGGAACATCACTCGATCCGCAGTTTCCGCCCGATTGAAACGCGGGAAGAGAACACCGACCAAGACCGCACGGTGCTACGTCTGTGCGACGGCTTGCTTGCGGTTCCGGTCGGCTCGCTCTCATCTGGCCCGGAGCTCAAGCCGCTGTGGGGAATCACCGGCTTGGCCGCTCAAATGACCGCGCTCCTCTCTGGTGCAGACGCGGCGAAAGCGCACTTCGTCACAATCGCCCGGGGAAATCACGTGTTCCTTGTGGTCTGGTCCCTGCAGTCGTCGTCTGCCCTCGGGATGTTCTATGCCACGACCGGAACTCCGGCTGACTTCAACTTCGACAGTACCGACGCGGTGACACTCGCGAGCCCGGTCAACGCGGTGTATCGTGATAAGAGTCCGACGCTCCCGTGGTTCGCCTCGAGAATCGGAGAACGCTGGTACTTCGGAAACGGGACGGACGATAACGTGAAGTGGAGCAGCGGGGCACTCTCCGCCATGGGGCCTGCATCAGCTCCGGCGGACGCTGACCTCTACAACCCTTCGCGGGTAAAGATCCCGCCCTGCAAGAGCTTCGTCGTGGGGACGAATCGCTCTGTCTTCGCGGCCGGCAACGTGACCACTCCAAAACGAGTCTGGATCACGAACGCGCCGGTGAAGGATTTCCCGTATGTCGAGGGCATCTACTCGCTCTCCACGTCGTTCGTCGACCTCGATTACACGGACGCCTCGAAGGTCACGGCGCTCTCAGCCTTTCAGAATTACATCACCGCTCACACCGATGCGAAGCCCGTCAACCTCTACAACGTAGACGGAAGCGACGACGGATGGAAGTGCGTGCAGGCGCCAGGTGCGGCCAATGCCTCTGCGCCTTCTCCTGCCGCTGTTCGCGACACGAACGGCATTGCGAGCTTCTATCTGGGAGCCGACGGCGAAGTGTACCAGGACCAAGCGATTCGTGTTGGCCCGAACGATAAGCGGCCTGCGCGGGATCAGGACATTGCCACGGGGCGCGCGGCCGGCGACTGGAACCGCGACATGAAGAAGCCGGTATTGTCCGGCAAGGCGCACACGTTTTACGATCGCACCCAGGAATTGTTTTGGATCTTTGCCGAGATCGAAGGATTTGCCGGCCGCTTTGGCTTATGGGCCTACAACGAACGCACGCGCTCGGTCAGCGGGCCGTTCGACCACTTCAACGCTCCGACATCCTGCGCCATCAGCGGCAACATTGAAGGCTCGAGCGCCCTGATTGCTGTTCTTACCGCCACGGGCGAGATGCTGTACTCTGACTTCGGAAACGTGGGCGAGGTTGACGAGTTTATGAACGAGGGCAAAGGCGTACCGCTCGGGCCAGAGTTCGAGGCGGTTAACGTGACGCCGACGCCAACTCCCGGGCTCTCCTTCGTGTCCATGACCGAGAACAACAAGGTATTTCGCGAGACGATCGCAGACGGCTCCAGTGCCCTAATGGTGGACCCGTGGAGCTATTTCGAAACCGAGGGCACCTACGAGTTCGCGAAGCATTTCAACGACGCCTACGTGGCGCGATTCGAGACGGCGTTCGAAGATTTAGGAAATTCGCAGGCGCGGAAGAACTATCTCGAACTGCGCATGACCTGGCAGCGCCACTCCCGGGCTTACGTGGGGCTCTACGCCGAGACCGAGGACGGGCGCCGGCACGGCAAGTGGAGAGGCTTGGTCTTCGACAAGGAGGAGCACGTCGTCCCGATCAATCTGCACGGACGCCGGATCCGGGTCCGCGGCGTCATCGTGCTCTTTAACGGGGCGCCCGCCCTGCTGCGGGACATTTCGATTGGGTACAACCTGGCTGGGACGACTTAGGCCGGCCCTTGACCCCGTGCGGATTCTTCAGGCCGAGCGGACGGAGCCGCCTGTCGATCGCCTCGCGCGAGACGCCGAGAGCGGCCCCAATCCACGTCGAAGGCATTCCGCGCAAGGCTTGGGCAACGATCGTATCGTAATTGATCCTCATGGAGGCCACAATCCGGAGCCGACCTTCGTCGTAGTGGTATTTATGCGTCGAAGCAGGCGACGGCCGATCGAACAGCGCTCGCTCGAGCTTCAGGTTGGGTGTCCAACTGTAAAGATCGACGCGCATCCCAAGGTGGTTATCGCTGCCCGACATTCACCACCTTGCGACGGGGTCGAAGCGCGATCGGCATGGGCGCCGTCGTCACATCGACCGTCCGGTGCTTGGGGTCGAAGTTGCAAAAGACCGTGACGTTCAGCATGGCCGCGTTCTCCCCGCTCTCCAAGCCACTGGACCGGAGGCGCTGGTACTCAGCCTGAAACAGGGATCCAAACGCCTCGCAGGCGGCTTCCGCGAACGGTTGAGCCTGCTGGCGCACGTCCTCGGCGAACTTTGTCATGCCCTCGTGGGAGGTAAGGTCCATGGGTGGACAGGAAGACCGGTCCCGCCGCTTTAATCAAGTCTGATACCTAAATAAGTATCGAGGCTTGCCGGACCGGAAGCGGAGAGGCCTGACAAGATTTAGACAAGGTCAGGAAGTTACTGGCCAGACTTCCAAGAAACCTCGGATCAATTAAGTCGCTCTAGAAGAGTTAGTTAAATCTTGGTGCACCCGTAGGGAGTCGAACCCCAAACCTTCTGATCCGTAGTCACTGGCATCCCTGTTTAGGTATCCACAATGCTTAGTCCTACAGAGCTAGGCGCCGCGTTGCACAAGCCATGATGACCTATATTGGGCGTTGACCTTCGACAAGTTTTAGACAAAGTAAAAGGGCGATGAAGAACACAACCAAATCAATCGACGGTGAAATCATATCCTTTCAAACCAAGCGCATGGGGGCCACTGTTCGACGCCTTCCGTACAAGGCCGGCGACGGGTCGGTTCGCTGGACCAAAAAGTTCTACTTCGCCAAGATGGTGAACGGCGAGCTCGCCAGATTCCCGCTTCCGTCGTTGCCGGCGGAGGCCAACCGGATTGCCGACCTGATTGCGGCGTTCTTGGAGGATCCGACGAATACGATCGACGACGCGAAGCGTAAATTCAACCCGCGGGCCCTGCTCAGGCCGTCGAACTTCTCCACGATCGGCGAGCTGTTCGAGTTCCACGCCGAGCACGAGCAGGTGCTCGAGATCGGCGGAACGACGGCGAAGAGCTATCGCCGGTGTCTCCTGTTGATCCTTCGCGAAGTCGATGCGTGGCACAACGGGACGAAAATCGAAAATTGGAGCGGGCACCGGTTTCTCGACAAAGCCATGGCGCCGTGGCTCGGACTGTCCCTAACCGTGGTCACGGCCAAGCTGGGGCTCGATTACAAGCGGTTCATGCTACCGGACGACCTGGAGGACGAGGAAGAGGAGATCACGCGGAAAATATCCTGCGACACGAATCTGCGCAGTGCTCACGCCCTTTTCTCTCGCGAGGCGATGAAGCTTTACCAAGGGAGCCACACCCTCGCACTCCCGGACGTGAGTGGGTTCATGGGCGTGGGACTCTTCAACGCGAAGAAGTATTTCGTACTCCCTGACATTTCAGCGATCCGCAATATCTTCACGGCGGCGCCGCGGCTGAAAGCCGACGACCTGAACGCCTACCGGGCATTCCTTGTTTGCGTGCAAGCAGGGCTCCGGAAGAGTGAAGCGGCCAACTTCCGGCTCGAATGGCTGAAGGAAGAGGACTCACCAGCTATCCAGATTCATGCAGACGGTAAGTTTAAGCCCAAGCACGGCCACGGTCGGAAGGTGCTGCTTGATCCATGGGTAGCCGAGGAAATCCGGTCGCTCGCCCCGGCAACTAAATACTTCCTCGACGGGACGGACACAGAACGCACGGCCAACGTGTTCGAGCGACTGAATGCCTGGTTGCGGACCTGTGGCGTGGAAGCGGTCAAACCGACGCACGAGCTGCGCAAGCTATGGTTCTCTCAAAAAGTGAAGCGGGAGAGCCTACTGGCGGCTTCCCAGCAAGGCGGACACCGGGATCCGAAAGTAACCAGCTCGTTCTATGCGAACAGCCAAATGCCCGACAACGTCCTTCCCTTCTGGCAGGAGCCTACGCTTGCGGCCTTGGCCAAGACCGGGTTGAAGATCGCGTAACTTTACCCCATGGCCCTCAAAATCATGTTCGGCAATCTTGCCGCGGACTACATCACCGAGAGCGGCCGCGATATTGCACGTGTTGCGGAAGCGATCGGCAAGACCCCGGCCAACCAGTTCTCCAAGTGGAAATCCGGTAAGTGGACTTACATCGCCGAGAAGAAGTTAATCCGGGTAATCGACGAGGTCGCCGGCAAGAACCGGCACTGGGCGGTAAGCCTGATGATCGGATACCTCATCGACCTGACGCCCGAGTCATTCCGCCACGTCATCGACATCACACCGAAGGTGGGGCAGCAAGACACCTCGGCTACGCTTTCCGGCCAGCGGTGGACGCCCGGGTTGCGGAAGAAGCTGGAGGAGATCGGCGCAGCCTACGCCAGGGACGACGACTTCATGCGGATGGTCGACCAGTACGGCAAATGGGCGGAGACGATCAACAGGCGAGCGAGGGAGAAGAACGTCACGCTTGGTAGGTCAGGAGTGGCTAAGATTTGAGACATTGCAGTAATGATGTAGGCAAACGGGTACACCTCACCCCTGCTAAGGAGGTGAGGATATGAGAAACTTGCATATAAAGAGAGGCGAGGTTTCCGGTATACTTCAAGAACGGGGCCGCTCGGGTGTGCCAACTGCACACGGCATTGTCCGTTCATCACTGATCTTTCGATCACACTGTTTATCCGGCTGGGAGTCGGGAAGCACTAGGGAGTAACGGCGTCGGGCTCTTCGGTGTAATTCTTGGCCCCATTACTAAAACGCCGATACTCGCCAGTGCCGCCCTGCTGTTCAACAGCGCCGGCACCGATAGTCCGGCTCTGCGCCGGCCCTTGTCTCCCTTGTCGCTACGAGGAGGTGCGGAACAGGGCAAGAAAAAGGCCCCACGGTCATACTACGTGGAGCCTCTTAAACTAACAGGAAAGAGGATCTCGGCGGTATGACGCGCTTTGAACAAGCAAATTCGTAGAGGATCCTCTACGGCCTGTCAAGGGGATATTCCTTAGACGGCCTCACTGGAGTCCCGACGGCATCAACGCCGTGCTCTCTCTCGGTTGCTTGGCATTTAAGGGTGAGTGAACTGTGGGCAAACGATGTGAACGTGCGCAGTCCCGTGAGCACCATGCAGCGCCTGACGCGATCCATGAGATCGTCCGGGACGTTGATCGTCTTGGACTCGTACCCCTTGTCCGTCTCGTCATTCCCTTTTTTTAATGCCACAACCATCGAAGAAGCGGGTTTAGTTATTTTGCGCAATGAGCGGCGAGGGCATGGACATAGATTCACACCATGCAATCTTACGCCATCACATCGGATCATGCTACGTGTTTTCCAGTCTTGCGAACGGCCATCGGGCGACTCCCTATGCCCGCTCCGGTGAATACCCCTAATTACAAGGCCATCCTGAAAATCGAACGCAGGGTGGCAATGCGGACCATCGCCGCACTAGCTAGGAGACTGACGCCGATTCAGGTTGCCTCCGTGATCGAGGAACTGGAGTGCCCGCCGCCCCCGCGCCGACGGCTTTTATCAGCCGCGTCTGCGCTTCCCGCTCTCGACCCAGGCGAGGCCGAGGAACAGCGATTGCAGGCTTGATAGGTTCCTGCGCGAGCGAGTAACGCGCAATAATCCCGGCAAGGTCGTATTTCACCTCTGCCAGTACAGCTAGGCCGATCTCGGCGGCGAGGCGTATAATCTCCGCGCTCTGGCGCGGCCCCATCGCAGATGCAGCCACTTTCACCTCCGCCAATGCGCGATCGGTGAAGCGAACTGGCACCACGTTCTCCTTGCTCTCTTTCTTGTTGGTTTTGGGCATTACGGTCGATGTGTAGCACGTATCTGAAACCTATACAAGCGGGCTTTTCCCCCTCTGTCGTATAGGATTTCTCCACATTTTTCTTGCATGTGTGGACCGTATAGGATTTCACCACGGCATGGGAATAAATACGAGGGTAGTTTACCCACTAGACATCACTCGGATTCACCCGCTGCTGAAGGCTGCGCAGAAGAAGACCGGGATCAAAAGCCAAGCGGAAGTCTTGCGAATGGCGATTGAGCGCGGACTGCCCGTGCTGATCGCACAGCTCGGGTCGCACCAAGCGCCGAAGGCCGCAGCAGCGCGAAAGGTCGCATGAGCCCCACGAAGCTCATCCTGCTCGGCATCCTGTCCGCCGTGGCGTTCTGGTGCGTGGTCGCGTGGGACTGGGCCAGTGCGCTTTTCAAGACGGTGATCCTCGGCCGCGTCGAAGACGACCAGAGGTAAGTACAGCCCTCGAACCCCAACGGCGACTGCCTGCCTCCTAACTTTCCATGACCGACCTCGAACGCCAGCAATCGCTCATAAGCGACCTTCAATCACTCCTCAGCATCGTCGCTCGCATGGACGACGATCAACGCCGGCGCGAGATCGCCGCGAAGATGCTCGGGCGACTGCTGATGAATCAGCCTCTCAAGGTTCAGACGCCCTGAACTCCCGAACCGCAACACTGCCCTTAATAAGATGAACGATACCGATACTACTCCTACGATTGACGCCCAAGTGACGTTGGTCGCCGAACAGAACGGCCTTCAGGCCGATACCACCAAGACGCTGCAGGCGTCGTTTACCCCGCTGTACACGAAGGCGCGCAGCGTATTGGAAAAGTCACGGCTGCTGGTCGTGACGGACGCCTCGCAGAAGTTTGAGATCAAGATGGCGCGCGAGTGCCGGCTTGCACTCAAATCCATCCGCGTGGACGGAGACAAGCTGAGGAAGTCCCTCAAGGAAGAGTCGCTTCGACGGGGCAAGGCGATCGATGGCTTCAACGCCATCCTCGTCGATATGCTCGCCACCGAGGAGACTCGCCTCGAAGAGCAGGAGAGGATCGTGGAGCGACAGGAGGAGGAGCGGAAGGCCGCGCTGAAGACGAAGCGCGAGGAACTGCTGAAGCCATTCGGGATAGACCTGACGGGATTCTCCCTGGGCGACATGTCGGACGCGACCTTCACGCAATTGCTCGAAAACACTGTTGCCGCACACGAGTCGAAGCTGGCGGCGGCACGCAAGGCCGAAGAGGAACGCATTGCCACGGAGAACGCCCGCCTGAAGGAAGAGGCGCGCATCCGGGAAGAGAACGCGCGGTTGAAGAAGGAAGCAGAGGAGCGCGAAGCTGCTGCGAAGATCGAGCGCGAGAAGGCCGCGGCTGCTGCGGAGCAGGCTCGTCTTGAAAAGGAGAGGATCGAGGCCGAGACCGCCCGGCAGTTGGCGGAGTTGGCGCGCAAAGCCAAGGAAGCCGCCGAAGCTGCCGAGGAGAAGGCTCGCGTCGAGCGTGAGGCTATGCTCGCCGTGGAGCGCGCCAAGGCCAAGGCGGAAGCCGATCGTGTTGCCGAGGAGACCCGCATAGCAAACGAAGTGCGCGAGGCCGCGGAGAAAAAGGAGCGTCGCATTGCTGCGGAGGCTAAGGCCAAAGCTGACGAAGAAGCGCGCATCGAGCGGGCTTGGATTGACGGGGAGAAGGCGGAGTTGGCGCGTAAAGCCGCTATCGATCGCGCAGCCTTGGAAAAGTTGGAGCGTGAAGCCAAGGAACTCAGCGACATCGCGGCCCGCTTCGCGTTGAAAGAGAAGGCTGCTGCAGCCGCAGAAGCCGCGGCGCCCGACGTCGACAAGCTGAAGGCCTTCGCCCAAACGATCCGCGCGCTCCAAGTGCCGCAGTTGTCGTTCGCTGCTTCCGACACTCAGGAGCTTGTAGTGACTACCCTCGAGGAGTTGGCGAAGTTGATCGAAGCCGAAGCCGACAACCTTGTCATCAACGCGCAGTCTGTCGCCGCCTGACCCATGCCGGCTCGCACACAGTCTCGCGACGTGAAGAACGCGCTTCGTTCGCTGGAGGTCGCGCACGATTATCTCGTGACGCTGACCAAGGGCGCGGAGATCCCGATCACGCCGAAAGACCTGCATAAGGCGGTCGACGAGTTTCACGAAATCCTTGTCAGCAACCAGGCGGCGGCGAATGCGCTCGTCGTGGCTGTGTTGGGAGATGAGCCGTGCCCGGTGTCGTTGTTCAAGCCGTGGGCTTCCTACGGCCAGATCCGGCTCTGGTCGAAGCGCACCGACGGGGATCGCCTCGTGACCGAGATTCTCAACGGGAAGACCTGTGTTCGCCCCTCTGCATTCTTTGTGGCCCTGAAGACACTCGGGAAAGCCGCGTAAATACACCTTTGCGGCTCCAGCCACCCGCCGTGGCAGGATCAGAGCATTCATAAGAGCTGAACCCTCGGCTGGAGCTGCATTCTCTTTTCTAGTCAGTTATATATCCCAGTAATCAATTAACATGAGTACCGAACAATCCACCGCCTTGACGGCGCCCACAAATACCGAAGTCGCTACGCAAAACAAAACGGGGGCCGCACTGATGGCTCTCGATGCCTTCTATGAGGAGAAAGGCCTGGCGTTAATGAGCAGCGTTGAAGGCGGCTTCACCCGCGCCGTCAACATGGCTGAGTCTTACACGCAACTCCGGGCGATGCTGACGCCGGAAGTGCTGAAGCCGATCATGGCTCTGCAAGGCAGCTCGCTTGGCTTCAAGACGGACAAGATTTACGGCGAGGACGTCGTGAAGGACGCGCTGATCGAGGGCACGATCAAAGGGTTCTACCCTGTAAATAACGAGCTGAACATTCTTGCGGGTCGCCAATACAGCACGAAGGAAGGCTTTCACGGCTGGTTCCGTCGCGCTTCGGAGAAGGGCCGTTGCACGTTCCCGATATGGAAGCTGTCCGTGCCGAAGATGGTGAGCGATGGCGCAGTCGTCACCGGGACTATCTCGTGCGAGTGGGGCAAGAAGAAGATCGAGCTCACGAACGAGGAGATCCCGATCAAGGTAAACGAGCGCATGGGCGCGGATGCCATTCTCGGCAAGGCGGAGCGGAAGCTGTTCGCTCGCCTGTACGCACGTTGCACGGGTCAAGTCGCCTCCGATGGTGACTTGTCGGACGGCGCGATGGAAGTCACCGCGACACCGGTTGCGGAGAACAATCAGCCCACCACCACCGCTACACCCCCACTCGCCGCCAAGACGCTCGAAGACTTGGAGCTCATCGTCGGCCCGCACGAGCAGGAGGCCAACGCGTATCTCCTCTCGTCTGGCAGTATCCAAGCCGGCCAGACGTTCCGCAACATCCCTGAGAAGATGGCGACGCGCATCATTAAACAGCGCGCGTCGTTCTTCGAGGCGATCGGGGTAAAGTAACACGCCAATCTTTTCGGCCCGCAACCAACCTCAATCCATACGCACATGAATAATACTCCCGCCGCTTCCGGCGTTTTCCTCGCAACGATCGCCGCCATGAACAGTGGCACGGTCATGAACGACCTCGACGACGCACTGCGCGAAGCCACGAAGCACGCACAGGACGCCGGGGCGAAGGCGAAACTCACGCTCGAGCTGACGATCATCCCGAACGGTCTTGGCGCTGGCGACACGCCGCTCCTGAAGGTCGTAGACAAGATCAAGGTGTCACTGCCGAAGAAGCCGCGCCAGCCGTCCGTTTTCTTCGCCGACGAAGAGAGCAATCTCACTCGGCGCAATCCGAACCAGGAGGATATGCGCTTCGCGTCGATCGACGGCGGAAAGATCACGAAGTCCGACATCGCGCAGGGTGTCGCCAAATCAGCGGGCCAGTAACGGAACGCTTTCCAAGTCAGAAACCACAACGTCAAAGACAGTCCCAGTATGATTGATACAAAAGACAATAACGCGGGCTCGATTATTCTCGCCGCGCGCGCCCTTGGCCAGAGCGAGACCCAACGGCCTGAGCGGACAACGATTGGAGCCCTTGAGGTTCTCTTCGATCGCACGGGCAATGTAACCTCGCTCGAACGGTTCGCAGATCACCCGCGCCGCAAGCGTGCGACAGTGAGCCTTCACGAGACGCTCTCGTTCATCCACTACGTCAACGCGCACAAGCTGGCAGGACCCACACACCTGTTCGGCAAGGCTACGGAGATCGGCGGATCGTTCACGGCAGTCCTCGATTACCATGGGGGCGGCATACATTCCAATCAGCCCAATTGGGGAGATCACGTCGCCAAGCTCACCTTGGAGCCAACGCCAGAGTGGGTGAAGTGGGTGAAGAACAATGGCACACTCATGCCCCAGGAAGCGTTCTCGGAATTCATTGAGGACCAGCTCGACGATATCATCACGCCGGCAGCAGCCGAGATCCTTGAGATGGCTCAGGGACTTCAGGGCCGAAAGAATGCCACCTTCAAGGGCGGAAAGAACCTGAAGGACGGAGCGATCACATTCGAGTATATCGAGACCGTCGAGATCCAAGGCGTGGCAAATCGCCGGGACGACACGTTCCGGGTGCCTGACAAGTTGAGCATCCGCCTCCAGCCGTTCGTTGGGTCGGCGATGGTCTATGTTGAAGCGCGGCTTCGCTTCCGAATTGGCAACGACGGGAAGCTGTCGTTCGCCTATATCTTGAACCGTCCGCACAAGATTGTTGAAGAGGCCTTCCAGATCTCACGCGATCGGATCGAGGCCGAGACCGATCTACAGGTGCATCTTGGCAGCGCCGAGATCCGGAGCGCGTAAGCCAACCACGCGCGCATTCACACCAAGCAGCGTCCGCAAAATCAAGATACCCATGTGGACGCTGCTTATACGCCAACTGTGCTCGGTCGAGCGCAACGGCGACGAGAAACAAATCACTCTAAAGGCAGAGTGGAGTTACAGCGAAGGGGCATTCCTCGAAGCAGGACACCCCGCAAATGGACAGGGCTGCGGTTGGTATTGCGATGCAATGACCGCGGTAGACGGGAAAGGCGCGTCGATCGAGCTTACGCGCGAAGAGCAGGATCAATTTTGCCAGCAGTTTCACCCCATGGAATACCAACAATGAGTTCAATCAAATCGACCCGCATTAAAGTTAAGAGTGCGTGGGCAGAGGTCGAGAATACGTGCAGCGGCGATCAGGTTGTGTTCACCTTTACGGGCCGCAATACGAGGGACCGACGCACGACCTCAGTCGTCGAGATAAGCTGGGATATTTGGCCCTACGTCGCGCAGCTAGTTGGGAAGGCTTGGCTCGATGAGCGCGAGCGCCGCCTGCGGACCATCAAGGCCATTGATACGTCGCTCGCGATCGAAACCGTGCCATCCCAGCCATGAAGCCACGTCCCACCGGCCCGCAGCCAAACGACCGCCCGTTGCCAAAGAAGCACCGCTTCGGGCGCGAGGGTGTGCTCGTCTTCAAATTAACCGCTTCGCAGCGCGCCAAGATCGCGCTTGGATACAATGTCCGGGTCTCTGTGACGCAGCACTTCGAGCGCAATCCGGGCGACATCCAGGTTGCGACCCGTATTGACGTAACGACGCAAACGGAGTTCGACGCGGGCGATCGGATTGCGCCGCTCCGGCAAGCGCCAAAGATCGAGAAGGACGGTGCGCAATGAGCGCCGCCGTGATTATTCTGGCGATCATTTCGGTCAATGCGGTCGCGATCATCTATTGGCTTCTTCGGTGCTCCATCGAGATCGAAGATGAGGCCATGAAGCTTCGCAGAGCCTTGGCTGACCTTGTCCACGCGGAAGACGATCGCCGGTTTCTAACGTCGTCCAGCCAGCAGCGCGCTATTGGCGACGCGCTGGAGCGTGCACGCCCACTACTCGAACAGGACGGTGAGGCGTGAGCTTAAAACGCCATCAGGGGCGCCCCACTAAAGCCGAAGAGGCCTTCTATGCCGCGTGGGCCAAGATAGTGGATGCGCTGCCTCTGGATACGGTCCTCCGCATGAAGAAGGCGGACGCACCAGGCGAGTCGTGGATACGCGACCGGTGCCTCCTGAACCAATGTAAGGTGATCATCAAAACACATCACTCCGATTGGGTGATTATCCGAATCCAGTGAAACCATTATTCTCAACCGTAACCGAAAGCGACATGAGCAAATCCATTAAATGGGCAAAGAAAACGCCGAATGCCGTTTCGGCTCAGATCCAAACCGCGCGGACGACATTCGAAAGATGGTGGGCGGACGAGGGGTCCTCGATGCACCCGCTAGCCGGAGAAGCTACGGCGGAGTACGCCAAGCGGATCACCGAGATCGCGTGGATCAACGGGGCGTATCTATTGGAGGTGTTCAATGAGAATAATGAGTTCCTGAACGATGCGCTCAACGAAGTGCTAAAGGAACTTATCGCTGCCGGCTACACTAAGGAGCAGCTCGGCGCCGCACGCGCAATGAAAGCAGCGCCAGCCAAGGGTGAGTCGTGAAAGATCCCACCTTCGATCATCTGCTGACAGAGCTAACAAACATGGCGTGGCACGCCGGTAAGGATGACGGGCGATTCAATTTGGATTTGGACTACTGCGCCAAGCACAAAGCGCTACTTAACCACGTTGCGCGCATCGAGGCGGATAACGCGAGACTGCGCGAGGAAATTGCCGGCAGGAACGAGGCGCACACCATGCGCGCCATTACGGACGCGCAAAACAGCTAACGCTTTGCCACCACTCGCCCCTTGGGGCTCGGTGCCGCCGGAGCACAACAAGCAAGGCCCTTACCTAGGAGCGGCCATCCGGCATACTTTCGATATAGCTAAACAAACCCAATCATGATCACACAAGAAACAGCATCCGCAATATGGAGCGCCTACCGAGAAATCGCGGCAGCAGAAAAGCTTATCGCGGATATGAAGGCCGAGCGCGAAAGACCGTTCGCGGATCGCGATAAATACTCAGCCACGCTCAAAGACGCCTTCGGTTGTCGTCGCCAGCTACAGATGGGTATCCCCAGCGGCGAGAACAGCCATCGCCTGTTTGATGTGCACCCTGAACTCGCGGAATCAGTTATACGCGCCCACGTCGCAAAGAAAAATGTGGAGCTAGTCGAGGCCAACGAACGCGCGCGAATTGAACTCAACTCAATCCCGTGAGTGACAACCCTCTGACATTCGCGATCGACCCGGGCAATACGCAGTCGCAGTTCGTAGTGTTCAAAGGTGCTCTCGTCGTGGACCGCGGGTTCCTCCCAAACGTACTGTTCATAAAAGAGCTTCCGACGTGGCTCAATATCTACAAGCCGCGTTGGGTAGTCATCGAAGGGATTGCATCCTATGGAATGAGTGTTGGGGCCGAGGTGTTCGAAACGTGCATCTGGATCGGGCGCTTCTATCAGAAGTGCAGCGATTCAGGCTTCGTTCCGGAGATCATGCTGCGCCGCGAGGTGAAGCTGCATCTGTGCGGGACCACCAAGGCGAAGGACGGCAACGTCCGGCAGGCCATCATTGACAGATTCGGAGGCAAGGATGCCGCCATCGGAAGGAAAGCCACGCCCGGCGTGCTATACGGGATCACTTCACACGCGTGGGCCGCATTGGCCCTCGCGATCACCTTCACAGACAAGAAGACAGGACGCGTATGAAAGAGCACCCAATTTTATTCAAAGGCGAGATGGTCCGCGCGATCCTTGCCGGCACCAAGACGCAGACGCGGAGGATCGCAAAACTCACTCCAGATGGGCGAAACTCGTTTTAACGCATCCAGAGTATTTAATCACATGAGCAATATCAACGGACATGCATCGCAACGCCCGGACGTCCCGTGGGTCGTTCACTTCGCCCTGCAGTCGGAATTCGTTAAGCTGGCGTCCGCGCTTGGCGTGGAGATCGCGGACGGGATGGCGTTCGGCGAAGCAATTACAAAGTGCCGGACCCGGGTGCGCGTTGCGGCAATCAAGGCCGACCAGTACGAGAAGGTCCTGACCTTCATCGACAGCGCCTCCGACGCGCTCTCTTACCAGAAAAACCCGGACGCGCTCCGGGCGTACACTCTATTACAACGTGCCCTGTCGCTGCTGGATGAACTCGCCGGGCCGAAGGAGGAATCCAAATGACAATCGACGACGTGATAAACAGCTTGGTCGAGTCGGAGGCGGTCGCGTTGGCGCTGAAAGACGCAATCTCCACCTACCGGCAGGACGACAAGACGGTCTTCGTGACAGCCGAGCGGCGGGAGGCATGGATCGCTGTACTGGAAAAATTCAACACACTTAAGGAGACGGTATAAATGAACCTCGCCCCCACATCCCACCATCCGCTCGGGCCATCCACTTGGCCCGCAATCTCCGAATGCGCCGACTTCGAATCAATCCCTGACGTGGATCTTGAAGAGATCGACGGCGAGGAGGCCGAAGAAGACAACACGCCCCGCGGGAGAGGCATCGTGAAGCACAAGGCCGTTGCCATGCTGTTGGGCGGCGACCTTGCCATGCGCCAAGGTGCGCTTGAAGGACTCAGTGAAAGCGAGCGCGGCGAAGTGCAATGGGTGGCCGAGAAGGCCGTACAGATCGCCGAACAGAACGGTTACACGCAATCCGACATGATACTCGAGCAGCGAGTGACGATGTTGAAACCGGATTCGTTCGAGCCGTTGTACTTTGGGACTGGTGACGGCGAGGTGGGCCCCATCGACATGGATTGGAAGTTTGGCCTGCAAAGAAATTATTTCCCCCAGCTCGTCGGCTACGCCCTCCCCAAGATGGAGGCGCGAAACGAGAAACGTCGCATCGGTTACCTCATATACGGACGGCTGAAGCGCGTCGAACGCTACGTGCTCGACCGCCGCACCGTCGAGACCGTCGCTTACGGACTGCTCGCACGTCGCTTGGCGCCAGACCGCAAGCCAACGCCCTGTTCCTACTGCGGCTTCTGCGCCAAGGCCGCAACCTGCTCTGCCCTGTCTGCAACGCCCGTCGCCCTGACCGAACGCCGCGAGGACTGGGTCACGAAGTTGCCGAGTCCGCATGTGTCGCAGTTGCGGGATCCGACGTGGCTCGGGGCTGCGATGTTTATCAAGCGCCGCTACCTCGACACGTGGACCAAAGCGGTAGATTTCGCCTGTGCGTCTCTGGCGGCACAGGGGATCATCCCAGCAGGGTTCAATATCCAACACCAGAAGGGCCGCACGTCGATTGCCGACATGCAGAAGGCCTTTGCCGTCCTTGAGCCGATCGTGGGGCCCGCCGTGCTGTGGGACGTCATGGGCGCCGCTCTAGGCACGCTGGCGAAGGCATACGCGGCCGACGCCGGCATACCCGAGACACGCGCCAAAGCCGCGATCACCGGCGCATTGGAGGCCGCGGGACTGCTCTCCTACGGCGAGCCCATCATCAAACTTGTGGCCGACAAGAACGCCGAGGCCATCATCCGCACTGCGCTCGACCAGCACAGATTTGTGCAGCTACCGGAAAAAAGCGTTGACCTGGATAGGGAATCTTCCGAGGGTGCGGACGCTTCTACGGAAGCCCGTGATTGAGAATCGCGGCAGAATCCAAAATGAAAACCAAATTTCCGCACCCTAGCTTGCCCATGCCACGCCTAATTTTGGGGGCGCGCATGATTCTCTCTCGCGTAGGGTGCGGGATCCTTTTTGTCGAGGCGTTTAGCCCTGCGATGTCTGTAAAACCCAAGGATTTAAACTTATGAGCAAGCGATTCACCGAGACAAACAAGTGGTGCAACCCGTGGTTCCGCAAGCTTGACCCAAAGAGGAAGCTTCTCTGGGTTTACCTGACGGACAACTGCGACCAGGCGGGCGTTATCGAAATCGACTGGGAGCTAGCTACCTTTCAAATCGGTACGCGGGTGTGCGCAAAGGATCTCGACGCCTTTGAGGGTCGAGTCGCTACCCTACCGAAGGATAAGCTCTGGATCCGCACGTTCGTCCAGTTCCAGTACGGCAAAATTTCGCGCGAATGTAAGCCTCACAACCCGGTGTTTGCGGCCTTGGATCGGCATGGACTGACCGAAGCGGACCTTACAGAGCCGCTGGTTGAAACTGGTGTCGATGGCGAAACGAAGGGTAACGAAAGCCTTTCGGATAGGCTATCGAAGGGTAACGAAAGCCTTTCGGATAGGCTATCGAAGGGTATGCCAAAGGCTATCGAAGGTGTTATCAAACCCTCTCCGAGGGTTGAAGAAGAGGAAAAGGAAAAGGAAAAGGAAAAGGAAAACGCGCGCGACCCAATTTTGTTTATCGACGCCGACGTGATTTACGCCGCCTATCCGCGAAAACAGGGGCGCCAAGACGCGATCCGCGCGATCGCCAAGGCCATGACCAAGTGCGAGCCAGAGAAGCTTTTGAGCGCCACCGTGGCGTACGCTGCCGCCGTTGCACGATGGCCCGAAGATGCTCGCAAATTCGTGCCCCACCCCGCGACGTGGTTCAATGGAGGCGGCTACGAGGACGACCCGAAGGAGTGGGAGCGTGGCGACGGCCGCAAGGCCACCCTGCCCACCGCCGACATCTACACCGAGCCATTCGGCTGGCAGGAGCGTGCGAAGAGGCTCTGGCCGGACGGTGAAATCCCGAAAACATGGTTCGCGCTGTCCTCCACGGCGCGACTCGACCTCATCAAGTAAATCCCAACGGCGCCGGCCCTGTTTACGTCAAAAGATTCGCGGCTTACCTCGAATCCAAGGGGCTTGAAAGCAAGCGGGGGACGGGCGGGGTCCGAAGTTGGATTGGTCTGTCCATGAACTGATTGCATCACCGAAACCATGCAATCCAAGATCAGAAAAGCTGGAATTAGTGACGCGAGTGACGCCACTGCGGAAACTTTTCCTACGCGTGGGTATAGAAAGTTTCCGCACTCGCGTCACTCGCGTCACTCGTCGCCCGAAAATGGACCCTTCGACGCCATTCAATGACGGGGTGACGGGCTGTTTCTATGTTATTCAAAAAAATATAAAGAAAGAGAGCTTAGGGGATTCCCATGAACTACGAGACACCCCGTCACCCCGTCATGACCAGTTAACCGCGCCGCGAATAGACAATGACCCACTCAACGCCACGACCTGACCTCGACAAACGCGCGGAACCGGTGGGGCGTGCGGTCTTGGGGAACCCGTCAATCGTGTCACTAACAGTGTGCCGCGCGCGTGGTGAAAATCTTGGGGCAATACGCCGCCCCCCTCCCCTTGGGTTCGGCTGCATGAAACCTACACCTTTTGGTAAACACCGCATCTACAAAGTCAAACGAACCACATCTTAAACCATGAATCCCTCCGAACTCCAAACGGCCGACGATATTACAAGGCTTGAGCAGCGACTGAACAAACTCGAGCCGCAGGTAGCTACCATACGTTTGCTACTTGGCTCCTTTTTTCGGCGACTTCCTAGAATGGTTTCGATGAACGCGGCAATTGGAGAGATGGTGTCCAATCACATTGCACTCGCCAACGGCCGTAGTCAGCTCGACGTGGCGAATGAATTTCAAGCAGCTGCAA